CGAAAAACTGAGCCATGTTAGCAACAAGATTAATCACTGTCGGAATTCCGGTCTCAATCAGCCATTTGAGCATTGGGAGGACAATATTGTTATAGATCCATTCAAGAACATTTCCGATAGATTCCAGAATTGGCGCAAACGTACTGGTCAGATTACTGATAGATTCCAACAGCGGATAGAAATCCAAGTTTGCCGCCCATGTTGCCGTATCCTCTGCGATTTTCTCAACAAACTGCATGACTACCACAAGAGCATCTGCAATGTTCTGTATGATCTGTGTCCCTACATTGTTCTTGTTCCATGCATCAGCAAAACCGGATGCAATATTCCCGATAGTTTTAAGCACGTTCTGAGCAATCCTCAGCATGGTTTCTAACATCGTTGTGCCTGTGCCATTTGTCCAGACCTCTACAAGGCTTTTACCTACACTCTTAGCGAGCTTTGCAATTCCCGACAAAGCAATGTTTGCCGCGTCAATGGTGTTCTTACCCTCTTTTTTCCAAGCGTCCTGGAATGGTTTCCAGAGCCTTTTTAAGAGCTTCGCAAGCTTTTCAGCTGATTTGCTGATTTTGTCCAGAGCGGTTTCACCCTCCGCCATCTTTCCATAATCTACGTTGCTGACTGCACTCGGAAGAGATGTTCCGCCGCCGCCACTCCCGCTACCGGATGTCGACGGAGTTTTGCTTGCTGTTGATGATGCATCCTGCGTAGAATACCGATTAATTTCATCGAGTGGACTAAGATATCCTTTCGCCGCTTTCGCCGCATCTTTTGTTGCATCAGCTACATCTTCCGTAGAATCTGCCAACTTACCGGCGTTGTCCGCTGCCTGCCCGTAAGCATCTGCCGTGTCCTGTACTCCACTTGCATCGCCTGTGAGGCCTGCTCCACTTCCACTTGTCTGACCAGAAGATTTCTTGCCAGTGATAAGCTCCGTGAATGACTTAAATGCGTTTGCCAGAGTCGCCAGTTTGCCGAGAAGAATATTGATTACTTTCAGAACAGGTGTAAAAATATTAATCAGCCCTTGTCCGACTGTTGCCTTGAGGGACTGCAACTGCAACTGCATCACTCGAACCTGGTTCGCCCAGCTGTCTGAAGTACGAATGAAATCTCCAGATGCAGCCGATAACTGTTTCTGCACAAAAGCCAATCGGAGAGCTACTTTCTCCTGTTCAGTCATAGCAGATGTGGTTTTGCCGTAGCCATTTGCAAGCGCATACTGATCAAGCGCCGACTGGGTCATGACCACGCCAAGATCTTTCAGCGTCTCAGTCTCGCCTGTAAACACTGATTTCAGCTTGATGTAAGCCAAGTCCTGACTGATGTTGTAGAATGATGCCACGTCACCGGTCAGCTGTGTCAGAGCCGTTGACATATCATAAGCCTGTGCCTCTGAGAATCCGAATGACTTAGACATTGCTCCGAAAGTACCAACATACCTTTTGGCCATTGTTTCTGACAGTCCGGCTGAGGTCATGGCATTCTTTGCAAATTCATTAACCTTATCAGACATTGTGGTAAATGTAACATCGACCACGTTCTGAACTTCTGCGAGATCAGAGCCAAGTTCCACGCATTCTTTTCCGAACTGCGCTAATTTGCCAACTGCAAAAGCCCCACCAATCAGCAGACCGATTTTTTTTACAGCACTCCCAAGGCCGTTAAATGACTGTTTTATAGCTGATACGCCATTTCGGACACCGGTTGTATCCATTCTGGTATCAATAATGACTGAGCCATCAGCAGCCATACGTCCACCTCCTAACTATTTGAGGTTCAACATCTCATTCAGCGCATCTTTGTACGCTTGCTCCTCGTCGCTGAGACGTGTTTTTATATCAATAATGTTCTTATTTTCCTGATAGAATTTCTTTTCCCATTTATCCAGACGTTCTCCGTGAGCTTTCTTTGAGCGGATTTCAACAACTGTATTGAATAGGCATTCACCAGATTCCATGAAGTAGCCGAAAAACGTCCACCAGTGCATATAAGGTACTGCTCTGATTTCTTTACCGGCAACCTTATTTACAGCCGGCACGATCATATCTCCATCCTGTTCCCAGTCCATCAAACGAGGTTTTGGGTGATTTGGATTATCGTCCAATTGTCCGCAGTCGATGAACTCCGATGCTTTCTGGCAAGCTTCGTCCCAGCACTCAGACGGTATGCTTTGCCAGTCCTCAAACAGAATCTGCAACATAACAACTGCTTTCGCCTGCTCGTCCAGTTCTGGGTCATTCATGGCTATGAGAATATCAATAATCGCTCGAAAATCGGTTCTGATAGAAAAATCCACCCCACTTATATTGAGTGAGGTGGGAAGCTCATAGGCGGTCATTTTGCATACTTCTCCGTATACTTATTGACTGCTGCCTGCATTTTCTTTTTTCTCTTTTCGATTTCCGGCGCAATTGCTTCTGCGATCTTATCCAGAACAATGTAAGCGAACACCTGACCATTTCCGAAAACGGTTGTTGCGGTAATTGGTTCTTTGAACAGGTCTTTTGATGCTTCATATCCGAGCAGATAATTGATTTTATCCTCGATCTGTTTGTTCAGTTCTGCCATTTCTTTACCGGAAGTGACTTTCTGGATAGAATTTTTGAGCTGTTCAAAGTATTCTGCCAGTTCTTCTGCACGTGCTGCTACATTGATATCGGTCGGATTCAGCTTAAAAGAAGAAAAAACTTCGTTTTCGTTGTTAGTGAATGTGAAAATGAGAATTCCATCGTCAATTTTGGTATTAATTACTTTTGCCATTTAGCATGTCCTCCTTGTATATGTGCTTATTCGCTGTCGGCTGTGAATGTACCGGAACTGATATCAAATTTTCCTTTTACACGCTCACCAACGTAGTTCACAGTAAACGGAATCTGATAGCCGGATGTATCACCGCCATAGGAGGTCGGCACAACATAACAATCCTGCTGGTATGCTTCATACTTTCCTGCTGTAGCTTCTGTCCACAGATGAACCTCAACTGCTTTTGTTTTGAGGTTGTCATCTTTGAGACGTCCATCTACAATCTTCTGCAACGCTGTGAACAGGTCTGATGTGGTATCTGCATAGAACGGATCAGCATCAGAAGAAACTTCGTAGCCGTTATGTTTGAATGTGGATTCTCCAAGAATGTTTTTAGATGTTTCAGTATCTGGATTGAGTTCTACGTTATACTCTTCCAGATCTTTTCCAAGACGTTCATACTTCGGTGTCAGTCCTCCACAGAGAGAACCCGCATCGATGTAATGAGCCATATATTTACGGTCAATTTTGCCTGTAACTGCCATAGAAATGTCCTTTCTGCCTATAACTTTTAAAAGGCTGTGTAGGTTAGCGACTATATCCAACTGATAGCCGGTTGTTACTTGTTATATTACTTCATATGTGTTTTCATAGAGCACTGACAATGGCAATAACCAATCCTGTATGACACTCTCCTGTGGTTCTAAACCATAAGAGTTGTCACGTGTGATACGTTTTATCACTCGTCCCTGTGAAAGCTCTGGGAATGCATCTAAGCGTGTCTCAGAGCCATTTATAATAACTGGCTCTCGGCATATCCATTTGCCGAGATTGTCAAGGAACTTCTGAACAGATAGTTTCTGCCTTTCCTTGTCAGATGCTGTTCGGTATACCACGTAAAATGGATACTGACATACCTGATGCATTGTTCCGCAAACATCTTCTTTTTCTGAATAGATTAAAGCTCCATTATCTGCTGAGAACGCAATACCTGATTCCTTACCGAGTTCCTCAAACTTGATTGTTTCATTTTCGTACAGTCCTGGATACTGATTCAGAAGTGCTTTCATGGCATCTGTCAGGATTTCGTATCCGGTCGCATCTTTTCCGATAGGCTTATCCGCCATGTCTGCCACCTCCTGCCTGTGCTTTTACTTTGCGAATCCATGTGCTGCCGTATTGTCGTTTAGCGGCATCAAACCACTTTGCCTGTGCCCGTGGGTGAGCTTGTTTGGTGTATTCAAGATTTTCCTTTGCGGCTGTCTTACCAGAGAACTGGCTGACAAGGACTTTCTTTGCTCCACGTCTTGCGTAGGGACTTCCAGTTGCTTCGTCAACCATTCCTTTTCCCTCATACAAAAAACGTCCATAAGGAGCAGCCGCAGCACACACAAATCCAGTTCCTTGCAATGATGTGCTTTCAATTCTTGTTCGA